CAAAAAGATATTTTAATAATGCGTAAATTTGTAATATGGCAGCAGTAATAATACAAGAATTTCCAAATTACTCAATAAATGAGGTTGGGAAAGTAACAAACATAAGAACTGGTAAGCATTTAATAAACACTACAAGTAAAAATGGTTATAGTATTGTTTGCCTGTATAATAATTATGGTAGAAAAATGATATACGTTCATAGGCTTTTGGCTGAATATTTTATACCAAAAGTTGAAGGAATGAATCACGTTAATCATAAAAACGGCATAAAAAATGATTATAGATTAGAAAATTTAGAGTGGTGTAATCATTCAATCAATATGCAACACGCTTGGGATAATGGTTTGTCTGAAAATGTAAGAGCAGCAAATAAAACAAAAAGGTCTAAATTAGTATTAGATTTTAATACAGGTATTTTTTATGATTCAGCAAAAGAAGCTGCAAATTTACTTGGTATAAATGCAAATACTTTAAGGGCATATTTGTCAAACTATTACCCAAATAAAACAAATTTAAAATACGTATAAAATGGGAGCAGTAATAGGAAACAATGTGATGCTTTATTACCATAGAACAGATGTTGACCCAGAGGTTGATGTCGCTTTTGCGTGTAGTACAAATTGTACGTTTAATGTAAGCGTAGATCAAAAAGAGGTAACAAGCCAATCAAGTGCTTGGTTTAGAGAATATAAAAATGATGTGGCTACTTGGAATGTAACTTGTGATGGGTTGATTACTTTGACTGGTTTTTCTTATTTGTTTATGTTAGAGAAGCAATTAGCAAGAGAAGCAATAGAGATTAAGTTTGTAGTGGATAATGGGGTTGATGGTTTGACTATCATAAACGGAACTTGTAATATATCAAGTTTAGCAATAAACGCACCACAAAAGGATGTGGCTACTTACAATATTAGCCTACAAGGTACAGGTGCATACAATACAACAGGAACGGAGGTTGACCCAAGCGGTGTGATTATAGTAGGTTCAAATCCTGTTAAGACAAAAGGTTACACGGCAAGTGGTGGCGAAACATCAATTACTTTTGCGGACACAATCGGTTATGCTTGTTTGTACGTTTCAAGAGGTGGTGTGGATGCGCAAAACATTTTAACAAGTGGAACTCCAACGGGTGATGATGTTAAGTTTGTGAGTTCAACAGGGGTTCTTACTTTTGGTAGACCTTTAGAAGCTGGGGAGTATATTCGTGGATTATTTCAATAAAATATTATGAGTCAATTACAAGTTACAGGCGAAGCAAAGATTAGGGATATACAAGGTCCAGTAGTGGCTAATAGTGGTGTAATAACCGCTTTAGATGGTGCTGCTTCTCAATATGTACGAGGGGATGGTACGTTAGCTGATTTCCCTACATCAACAGGTGGTGGTAGTTCGGTTTCTTATTATCTTAACTCAAGTGTTTCACAAGGTACAATAGGAGGGGTTGCTTATAGACAATTAGGCAAAACACCTATTGCTGGTGCTGGAACTGACATTGTTATTTCGGCTAATGGATATGTAGCGAGTTACTTAACGGATGCTAATGACCCAGCTTTATTAGAAGTACCTGCTGGTAACTTTAATTGTGAGTTTTATTTTAGTGTCAACTCAAATAATCATAATCCTTATGTATATGCAGAGGTTTATAAGTATGATGGCACTACTTTTACTTTAATAGGAAGTAGCCAAAGTGTACCTGAATATTTAACTAATGGTACAACTTTAAGTCCTTATTATTTTGCTATCCCTGTTACTCAAACTACTTTAGCAATAACAGACAGATTAGCGATTAGAATATATGTAAACGTTGATGGTAGAGTTGTTACTTTACATACTGAAAACGGACATTTGTGTCAAGTAGTTACAACCTTTTCTAAGGGATTAACTTCGTTAAATAACTTAACAAGACAAGTACAATTCTTTGCGACAGGAACAAGCGGAACTGATTTTAACATATCAAGCTCAACGGCTACTCATACTTTTAATATACCAAATGCAAGTGCTACTAATAGAGGTTTAATAACCACAGAAGCGCAAACAATAGCAGGTGCAAAAGTATTTGATAATCCAATAACTGCAAATTCAGGTATTGGTTTTTTAAATGGTGTAATGCCAAATATTTCAAGTAATTTATATTCTGGTATCGGTGGGAATAGTCAAGGTATATCAATAATAACAAGACCTGTATCTACTAATTATACTAATAATTTTTATTTCCCAAGTGCTTCTAATTCGTACACTTTCCCAAATGCAACAGGTACAATAGCTTTAACAAGTGATATTTCATATCCAGTAACAAGTGTATTTGGTAGAACAGGTGCGGTTGTGGCAACGGAAGGAGATTATAGTTTAACTCAATTAAGTGATGTAACAATTACTACTCCAACAAACGGACAAGTATTAAAATACAACGGAACTGCTTGGGTTAACGATACAGATGCAAACACAGGTACAGTTACAAGTGTAGGATTATCTTCTGCAACAAGCGGTGTAACTATTGGTTCAAGTCCTATCACTACAAGTGGAACAATTACGTTAGCTATTGCAACTGCAAGTGGTTCACAAAATGGTTTACTTTCAAGTACAGATTGGACTACTTTTAATAACAAGTATAATTTGCCATCTTTAACAAGCGGTTCAGTATTATTTAGTAATGGCACAACTATTTCTCAAAATAATGCTAACTTTTTTTGGGATAATACTAATAGTTTTTTAGGTGTAGGTACAAATGTGCCAAACGCTAACATAACTTCTTTTTCAACAACTCCTGCATTTCAATTTAAGGCTGCTGGTACTGCTCCTGCAATTACTTTTAGTAACACAATAACATCGGCATCTTTAGCTTGTGTATTTGGTTTAGCTACTGCAAATAACCATTTTATAACAGGAACTGCTGCTGGTGATATGGCTATTGCGAATCAATCAACAAGTGCAGGTGCTATTATTTTTGGAACAGGTACATTTGAAAAAATGAGGATGAGTTCTGGAGGTAATTTTGGAATTGGAACAAGCAATCCTACTTCTAAATTAACAGTTGCAGGAGATGCAACAATTTCTGCAGGTACTATTTCAGCATTTTCTTTTGGAGTAAATAGTAATTCAACTTTTGCTTTTGGCAGCTTAAATGGTAGAAGGGCAGTAATATTTGCACACGAAACTATAGGAGATTCAGGATTGCAATTTGGATGGGATACTGTAGATAAAACAGGTATTATAGCAGGTTCTGCAACAAGTGTTGGTTGTGGCATTGACTTTTATACTTTTAATGGTAGTTCTTGGGGAAATAGAATGAGGGTCACAAAAGATGGTAACGTTGGAATCGGAACGAGTAATCCTACTGCTAATTTAACAATATATAATGCTACTGTTCCATATATGAATTTAAAAAATGCAAGTAGTGGAACTTATGGTACTGTTTTTGGTTTTGCTGATAGTTCAGGTAATGCTGAAATATGGAATTATGATAATGGTTATTTAAGATTTGCTACTAATGGAACCGAACGAATGAGAATCACATCGGGGGGTAATGTATTAATAGGTACTACTGATTCAGCTATTAATTCAGGTGTTGGTATTAAATTATTAAATGATTCAAATAAACATATTTCAGCAGTTTCTACTGATTCTACAAATGCTAATGGAGAATCTTTTATAATGTATTCTACTGGAGCAGCAGCATATCGTTTTTATGTAGGATGGGGTGGAACAATTTATGCAACAAGTCCTGTAATATCTGGTATTTCTGATATAAGATTAAAAGAAAATATTAGAGATATTAAATTTGGATTAAAAGAAATTATGCTTTTAAAACCAAGAGATTTTGATTGGAAAGAAGGAAAGGGTAAAAATATTAAAAATGATAGAGGATTTATAGCACAAGAATTTGAAAAAGTCTTTCCTGATTTAATTGATATTGCAAAAGACCCAGTTAAAGAAGGTGAAACACCATATAAAACTATTAGACAAGATTTAATTCCTGTATTAGTAAAAGCAATACAAGAACAAACCCAAATTATCAAAGATTTAGAAGCAAGAATTAAACAATTAGAAAATAAATAATATGAAATACTGGTTTATCAATCAAATGGAAAGTTTGCCAACAGATGGCGATTTAAAGGATTTTGTTATAAATGTTCATTGGAATCGTAACGCTAAAGAAACAATTAACGGAGTAGAATACTTTGCTTCTGTCTATGGCGCACAATCATTTTCAAAGGATGATGTTACTAACTTTATCCCTTACGAGGACTTAACCTATGACATTGTTTGCGGATGGTTGGATTCAACAATAGATGTTGCTGCTTTAGACCTTAATTTAGATGCTCAAATCGAGAATCAAGTTAATCCGCCAATTGTGGTACTTCCGCTACCTTTTACTAATCCGTAATTAAATTGAATATTTAACTATATTTGTATATAAAATAAAAACTATGATAACAATTAATCAAGATCAATTAAAGGAATTAGAAGCGTTCATTAATCAGATTCCAACTGCTTACGGACTTCCGTTATTGCAGTTCTTAGGTAAATTAAACGCAGAACAAAATCCACCACAAGAATCAACTGAAGCGTAATGGTACATAATAGCAATCAATCGGACTTATTAACTATTGTTAGCGGAACATCCGCATTTATTAGTGTTGTAAATGTGCAACCCATAGTTAGTCTTATAGCGAGTTTGATTGCTATTGTTTCTGGTTTATTTGCAATTCGTTATTACATTAAGGCAGCTAAAAGATTTAAGTAATGTATAAAAATATTGTAATAGCAATTTTGGTTATTATAGTATTTCTTTTCATTAAGGATAAATCTTCATACATAGGTCAACCATCGGTTGTTATAGATACCGACACAGTTTACCAACAGAAAACTTTTACTAAGTATATCAAAGGGAAATCTATCCCTTTTGTAGTTTTAGACACAATCTACAATATTGATGAGGTTCACGATACAATTACTATCGTTAAGGACTACAACCAAGCTAAAGTCTATTCCGACACAATACGCATAGACTCTTTAGGATACGCATACATCCAAGATACAATCTCACAAAACAAGATTCAAGGCAGAAGTTTTAAGGCTAAAATAAACGAAAAAACTATCTATGTTACCAAGACTATTACTCCAAAGCCTAAAAAAGAGGTTTATTTGGGTGTTTTAGGCGATTTAAGGGCATTTGACAATAAAGTCGGCTTAGGACTTGGCTTAGGGTATAAAACGGCTAAAAATGGCTTATTTACAATAAACGCAACTACAAATCATTATTCATTAGGTTATTATATAAAATTATTCTAAAATGGCTTTACCTGTATCGTTTAAAGATTTTGCAAAGAATCCTGTTGTAGCAACTTTATTTATTGTTCTATGTGGAATATCTGCATTGTATATTGATGTACGTTCTACCTTCAAAGACCAGATTACAAGCCAAGCGGTTAAGGTGCAAAAATTAGATGAAAAGGTTGACATTATGCAAATGGCTTTAAGAAGATGTGATTCATCTTTGGCATCTGCAACGGCTAAATTAAGCACACTTGAAAGTTTAGGTAAAATTCAATCTATTAAGTAATGAAATACTTATTATTTATATTTTTAATGGGGTGTACGGCATCAGCTCAAAATCAAAACGAGGACTTAAAAGAGGACATTGAGTTCCAAAAGTTAATGAATAAAGTTACTCAAACGAATGATTTGTCGGTACAAGTACAAGCAAAGGCGAGTAAAAAAGAAGCAGAATTGGTACAAAAGGCGGTGGAAACTATAAAGGAATTAAAAAGTGAAGTTACAATATTAAAAACGGAATTAAACGATGTTAAAGCAACTTTGGATAGTGTTAGTAATGATACTGGTATCAGTTTCAAGTTACTCGCAATACCCGATAATAAAAAAAATTAAACAAGATTCGGTTGTTATAATGACCATTGAGCAAGGCAAAGAAATAAATGCTTTGTATTTAGGTTATAAAAAGACAATAGATTCATTACAAATTAAAACAAGATATTATGATTCAGCAATTAATCAAATTAGTAAAAAGCAAGATACAATCAACCTTTACAGATATCATATCCAAAATATTAAACCAACCACAGGAATTGACCAAGAGTTCAAAGAAGCCTTTGAGAAAGAAAAAGGGATAAATAGGTTATGGACTTTAGTATTGTTTATGGCATTAGTACTTATTAAAACACAGTAATATGAAATGGATAGCAAATTTATTATCGGATGAAAGAGGTTCAATTAGCACAAAGAGAGTTATAGCTTTATTAAGTGCGTTGTTTTTATGCATTACATTATTGGCAAACTCTTTTACACATCAAGAGATTGCACCAAGCGATAAACTTGTAGATGCAGTTATGGCTATATGTATAGCAGCAATGGGTTCAAGCACTATTGATAAATTCTCAACTAAAAAAGATGCCGAATAACGAAAAACGAGCATTTGCAATTGGCTTTACCTTATGGGTAATATTATTAACTTATTTTTTTTATAACGTATGAAACTATCAGCACATTTAGACCTTAGCGAAGTAATTCGTAGCGAATCAGCTAAAAGAAACGGCATTAGCAATATGCCTATCGCTTTACACATTGAAAACTTTAAGCTATTAGCAGAAAAAGTATTTGAGCCAATTAGAACGCACTTTGGAGTGCCTATCCACATATCAAGCGGTTATCGTAGTGTTGAATTAAACAAATGCATTGGCGGTTCATTAACAAGCCAACATTGTCAAGGCGAAGCTATTGATATTGATATGGATTCATCAACAAGCGGAGTAACTAATAGAATGGTATTTGACTACATTAAAGATAATTTAGTTTTTGACCAGCTTATTTATGAGTTTGGTGATAGCAAAAATCCAGATTGGGTTCACGTTTCTTATGAGTCAACAGGTAAACAAAGAAAGCAAGTGTTAAAGGCGGTGCGAGTGAATGGTAAAACAACATACCAAAATTACTAAAATGATAAGCAAAAAAGCCATTGAATTAATAATCAAGCACGAGGTCGGAGGCAGAGCCGTATATGAAAAAAGATACCAAAAGCCAATTTGGGCAGGAGGTGATTCTGGCTGCACGATAGGTCTTGGCTATGATCTTGGTTATGTAACCGAAAAGCAGTTCTTTAGCGATTGGGATGGCTTAAATTTAAACTTTCTTAATGCGTTAAGAAAAGTGGTAGGGATAAAAGGTGAAGCGGTTAAATCAATGATGCGTGGCGAAATACTACAAGTTAGGATTCCATACAATTTTGCTTATGATGTATTCGTTAATAAGTCGCTACCTAAATACTATGCTTTGACTAAAGCTATTTATCCAGAACTTGATACTTTAAACGATGACACAAGAGGTGCGTTGGTTTCAATGATTTATAACAGGGGTAATAAGTTAGATGGCGATAGGCGAAAGGAAATGAGAGCAATAGTTAATCTTGTAGCAAAAGCGGATTACGAGGGCATAGCTGACCAAATAGAAAGGTCTAAAAGACTTTGGGAAAATGTTGGATTGGATGGACTTGTAAAAAGAAGGGAGGAGGAAGCAGATTTGATTCTAAACTCACTAACCTAAAATAAACCTATGGCAACAACAAAAAAAGGCGGAAGCAAAACCACAATGAGTGGTCAAATAGTCTTGGACTATTTAGCTAAATATCCTCAATGGATGCCTTCTAATACTTTAGCTTCTTTAATTATGAAGGAGCAATCAGCACACTTTGACAATCAAGAAAATGTACGTTATTTAGTACGTTATTACAGGGGTAAGACTGGCGAAAGCAAAAGTGTAAAAGGAACTAACAAACAATTTATAGAAGATTTTAAACGTACTGCTTCAAACTTTGTGCAACCGCCTACTTGGGTTGAGGAAAAGGTTGTTTATTGTTTGCCAATAGGAATTAAGAAGATGGGTTTTATAAGCGACTTACAAGTGCCATTCCACGATCCTAAAGCTATTGAGGTTTGCTTTAAATACTTACAGGACCAGAAGATTGATTCATTATTTATCAACGGAGATTTGGTTGATTTTTACCAATTAAGTGATTTCCAGAAAGACCCAAGAGTAAGAAAGTTTGATGAAGAATATGAGGCAATAATTGAGATGCTTGGATTTATAAGAGCATCATTTCCTTTGATTCCTATTTATTATAACTTAGATGCCAACCACGAATTTAGGTATGAAAGGTATATGAGAACCAAAGCACCAGAGTTATTAGGGTTGAGTGGTAAGTTTGACATTGAGGAAATCTTAATGCTAAATACTTTTAACATTATACCTATAAAAAACATAGATCACGTTAAGTTCGGCAAATTACCTATCATTCACGGCGATACTACATTTAGAAGGGGAAGCGGTGTAAATCCAGCAAAGACTTTATACGATAGAGTTAAGCAGTCGGCAATAGCTTCGCACGTTCATCAAGTACAATCTTACACAACCAAGAATCAGTTTGATGAGGAAGTCTTTACTTGCTGGACTACCGGACATTTGATGCATCCTAACGTGGAATATTGTAAGCACGTTGATAATTACTCACAAGGGTTTGCTATATTAGAAAAAGATGTTGAAGGTTACTACTCGGTGCAAAATAAAAGAATCTATAAAAACAAAATTTTCTAATATGAGATACCCTAAAAACTTTGCAAAATTGACACCAATACAACAAGAGCAATGGTTAGTTACTAAACTAATTGAACTGCATAACTTAGAGCAAGAGATCAAATTAACCTTAGGCAAAATAAGAGGTGGTGAGAAACTTATATTTAAAGAAATAGACAGACCAGATTTAGCTTTATTAAAAGATGAAGATTAAGATCATATATAAAAAATTAGGTAGGGAACAGGCTCACGGCATTGCTGAAAGTGATGGTGTAGTTTATATTGACTCACGGCTAAAGGGGAAAAAATTGCTTGAGATACTTCTACACGAGCTGATGCACCTCCAAAATCCATTAGATGATGAGGAAACGATTATTGAGAAAAGTGTAACTTTATGTAAGATTCTCTGGAAAGAAGGTTACAGGAGAGTTGATAATTCTAACGATACACCATTACAAGATGGTTCTAAATAGTTGTTCGTTCATAGTTCCTCACCCCTAAAAAGGTGGGGTTTTTTATATATATTTGCAGTTCATATTGGAGAACTTAGGTTTAAGCCCCATTTAGTCTTATTTGGGGCTTTTTTATGCCATTTATCCTTATTATTTGCCGTTTATCACATTTATTTAAAATAATTGGCTTGTTTGATAAAGTTATAAGGTTTTACCCTATCTTTGAATCCTAAACCAAAAGCAATATGAAAAAGTCAATTTTAGATTTAGTATTACAATCAGAGAAAGTTCAAAATGCCATTAAGCAATACAAGGAATGGGGGTACGATTTAGATTTGGGTAACATTACAACTGTATGCGTTTATGGACTTTCTAAAGAATCATTTAAAAATGCTCGTGGTGCTGAATTAACATTTTATTTTGATGATTGCAAGTCTATTGCTGCTGATGGTTCTTATTTTAAATATAAAGATGGTTCTTATTCTGAACAGAAGGAATTTTCTTTGCCTATTGGCTACAAGACACCTAAGGGATATTTTTCTACTAAAATGATACCTGTAACAGTTGCTGATGCTCAAAATTTAACTGAATCAGAAGTTGAGCAATTACTTGAATTTTATACTGATGCTAAAGTAAATAGCTTTGACCCATTTTGGCACGAGAATCAAGCTAAAACTAAAAATGCAGCAGCTTGGAGCTACATTGCGGCAAACTTTATTACTGACCCTTATTGCACAAGATAATATTAATTTAAATAAGTTAGGGGTGCGACTATTTAATGCACAATTTTTAAACCAAAAACAACCAATATGAACAGACTAAAAACTCCACAAGAGAAAGCAAACGAACGCTACCAATCCGAAAGCATCAAACCTATGTATGCATTTATTATTGTATGCGTGGCATTTTTAATTACCGCAATCCTTCAAAACATTTAACCTATGAAAACACCAATGCAATTACTATTAGAGTACATTAAAACTGCTCACACCTTTACATTCCTTCCAGAACAATTAGCTAAAACTATTGAAGATAAATATTTGCCAATGGAAAAAGCTGATCTAAGAAATGCGTTTGATAATGGCGAAATAAACGTATGGAACGGCAAAAGAGATGAATCTTTTGAATTTGAAGGTGGTATGGACTATTATAACAAAACCTATAAAAACTAAATTATGAACGCAATTGAAACACTTATTTACACATTAGAAACTCAATTAAAGACAATGCCAAGTGGCTATGTAAAAGAAACAGTAACCGCCTGTAAGGAATTAGCCGAAGGCATAAAAGAAATCTATGAAAACCCTAATAACAACATTAGTAACCAACCAAATCAAGACTAATCTGCAAACCGAAGCCGACAACAAAGGCATAACATTAAGTAAGTTGGTTTATAAAATCCTAAAACAATATGAGCAAACTAATATATCAAGAGAAACAACTAAAGTTGCACAAAAGAGCAACAATCCTACTGGAACTGCTAAAACAAGCACAGGGAAGGCAAAATCTATTTGAGGCTGATCTTGCTGAATGGAGGCGAGGCTTGGATGACACAAGGACAATGATTAGCGAGGAAGATTTACTAATCAAGATTGCAAGGATGAATGATATCCAGCGCAGAATCCTTAAAAGTTACCATTACTTGATTCTGGACCTTTATACCTTAACGGAGGACTTTATGTTACCAATAAACCTTTTACACTTTTAATATGAATCCAAAAGAAACCGCAGAATACTTAATAGCCAAATTTAATTTTATCCCAATTAATAATGGATATTCTTATAATGATTTACTTGAAATTAGAAAGCAATGTGCTTTGGTATGTGCATATGAAGTACAAGGTGAATATCAAATAGAACACGATCCTATAAAATATTTACTTTGGGAAAAAATAATAAAAGAAATAAAAGCATTATGAAAGAAGTCCACAAGACATATATGGCAGAACTTGAAATAGAGGTTTTGCGAGATAAAAACAAAGAACTAAAAAAAGAAATAAACAGGTTAAAAGACCTATTAGATCAACATTTAAACATAAAAACAACAAGAATGGACAAAGAACAACAAAAGGATTATGCTATTGAAATAGCTGAGAAAGTATGTAATTACTATCAAATTAAATATGGACAAATGATGTCCAAATATAGAGGTGAGGAGGTTACTTTAGCAAGGCAAATGACTATGTATTTAACTAAGGAAAAAACCGAATTAAATGGCGAGGAAATAGCACAAATCTTCAATAGGGATAGGACAACAGTTTTACACTCAATCCAAAAGATAAGGGGTCAATTGTCAAATAAGTTTGATGATACCATAAAAAAGGATGTTTTCAACTTAAATGTGCTTATTTAATTTGGTTATTAACACCAAAGTAGTTAATTTTAAACTCTAAAACCAACCAATATGAACGAACAACAACTGGCTAAAAAGCCACAACTTTCGTACACGAAAGATCAAGTAGAGTTAGTAAAATCGCAGATTGCTCCAGAGGCAACAGTTGATGAACTAAAGCTATTTCTTTATCAAGCCCAAAGGACAGGACTTGATGCGTTATCAAGGCAGATTTATTGCATCCACAGGAACGTAAAAACGCAAAACGGATGGTCTAAAAAAATGACCATTCAAACAAGCATTGATGGATTCCGAGTAATCGCTGAACGTAGCGGAAACTATGGTGGACAAAGCGAACCTGTATTTGTAGAACAAGATGGTAAGTTAATTTCTTGTAAGGTATCAGTATTTAGATTTCACGGCGATTTAAGGTATGAAGCAGCCGTTGGAGTAGCTTATTGGGATGAATACTGCCAAAGAACGAACGAAGGCAAACCAATGGGATTATGGGCGAAGATGCCACATACAATGTTAAGTAAAGTTGCAGAGGCATTAGCTTTAAGAAAGGCTTACCCACAAGATTTAAGCGGACTTTACACAGGAGATGAAATGGCGCAAAGTGATGAAAAACCAGCCTATATTAAAACGCACGATAATCTTGATGATTTGGAGTTGGCTATTGACTTATGCATTAGCACAAACGAATTGGCTGAACTTTACACATTGAATCAAGAATTAGCCGATAAAGAAGTAACTAAATTATTTACCAAGAAAAAACAAACTTTATGACACCATTAAATAAATTATGGGATTTAAGGGAAGCAGTTAAGTTCTGGAATTACAAAGTAGATACAAGCTATCCTCAAAACGCAAGTGAAATGATTCATCAATTAAATTTAGCTAAGTATAAACTTAAACTACATAAACAAAAATATTTCCCAGAGTTATTAGAGCAACCTAAAAGGGATTACATTCCTTATCAAATGTTAGCTGATAAATTTGAAGTATTTGAAAACTATTTAAACGATTAATTATGCCTTATTCAACTTGCTGCGGCGCACACACCACTTTTGATGAAATTGGAATTTGTCCAGATTGTTTAGAACATTGCGACTGGGAAGAAGAGGAAGATGAGGAAGAATTAGAACAAGATAGACAAAACGAAATAGCATTAGAAAAAGAACAATTAAATAAACACCAAAACTAAAAACAATGATTGTATTAAACATTTGCAAAGAGGAAATTAACTGGAAAGAAGCTAAAAACGGCAAACACTACGCAAACGTAGCTACCGACTTCTTAAAGCAACCAGATGAAAAAGGAAACACTCACACAGTATGGAACAACCAAAGTATGGAGGAACGAGCAGAAAAAGCAAAGAAAAACTATTGTGGGAGAGGTAAGCAAGTTTCTTATAATGCACCAACAGGTAAAAAAGAATTTGCCGTAAACCAACAGGAAAGCGAAGATGATTTACCATTCTAAAACAACCCCTCGTTGGGCGATAACGTAAAGCGCAAATTTAAAACCTACAACTATGAGCCAAAACCAACAAATCGCAAACTACCTAAATAAAGGTAGAAAGTTAACCCCTATTGATGCTTTAAATAAGTTCGGATGCTTTAGATTAGCAGCACGAATTGCTGATCTTAGGAATGATGGAATGAACATAAAAACTACCATTATTAAGCTAAAAAATAAGAAGCAAATAGCACAGTATTCGGTTAATTAGTTTATCTTTGTACAAAGGATGTAGGATATCCTAACTCAAACTTATTGGCTCAAAGCTGAAACCCTAATCCTACTGGGGTGGATGCCGAGAGCCTTTTTTATTTTTATGGCTAAAGACCCAGCGGTGTTATTTTACACAAGTGATTTTCTTAGTGGCACTTTTACAATGGATAATGAACAAGTTGGTAAATACATTAGACTTTTGTGCTTACAACATCAAAAAGGCAAATTAAGTGAAAAGGATATGCTAAGCATATGTAAAGCATATGATAATGAGATTTGGGATAAATTTAAAGTTGAAGATGGTCTCTACTACAACGAAAGAATGTTTAATGAAACCATTAGAAGGCAAAAATTTAGTGAAAGTAGGCGAAATAACGCTAAATCACCTAAAAAAGAAAGCACTAGCGAAGCATATGCTAAGCATATGGAAACTGAAACTGAAAATAGAACTATAACTATAAATGAAAATATAAATATAGATTTTGAATGGTTTTGGAATGA